GTGCGCCCTGGCTGGGATATTCGCGGTGATGGCGGCTACGTTGTCGCACCGGGCAGCACGCACCCCTCCGGTGCGCAGTACGCGTGGCAAGACCCGCCCCCAATGTTCGATCTGGCGCCGATGCCGGATTGGCTGGTGCAGATGCTGGCCGAACCGGAAGCGGGCCAGGCAACGCGTAGACATATGCCTACGCACGACCGTACCGAGGCATGGGCGCAGGCAGCGTTGCGTAACGAGCTTGCCGACCTGGCGAATGCGCCGCAGGGGCAGCGCAACAAGGCACTGAACAACGCGGCGCTCAAGCTGGCGCAGATTGTGGCAGGCGGGCACCTGGGCGAAGCTGAGGTGAAGCGCAGGCTTGCAGCGACCGCAACGGCGATGGGCCTTGAGGCCGACGAGATCGGGCCGACGATTGATAGCGGCTTTGCCAAGGGCAGCACCGAGCCGCGCAACCCACCCGAGCGGGAACGGGCCAACCGTTCACATAAGAACACGGATGGCGAGCGCGCTGATCCCGAGACGGGCGAAATCTTCACTCTCGACGGCGACGTGTCGGAGGATGCGATTGCGCAGGCGTTCACTTCCCGGTTCCGTGACACGCTGCGCTATGACCACACGGCAAAGGCGTGGTTCGAGTGGGATGGCACCCGCTGGAAGATGGACGGGCGCGACCGCGCATTCAGCTATGCCCGCGAGCTGGGGCGCATCCTGAGCCGTGGCGACAAGGGCGAGCGTGGTTTGCGCCGGGCTTCCGTCGCTGCCGGGGCCGAGCGGTTTGCCCGTGCAGACCCGGTGCACGCGGTGGACGCCAGCGTTTGGGATACGGACCTGATGGCGCTGGGCACACCTGCCGGAACGCTGGACCTCAAGACCGGCAAGCTGCGCAGGGCCGATCCTGTCGATTATATCACGAAGCAGACGGCAGTAGCGCCGGAAAGCGGAGAGCCTGCCCTGTGGCTGGCGTTCCTGCGCGATGCTCTCTCCGCCGATGACGAGACGATCCGCTTCCTTCAGCAATGGTGCGGCTATGCGCTCACTGGCCTGACGACCGAGCACGCGCTGTTCTTCATCTACGGGCCGGGTGGCAACGGCAAGAGCGTGTTCCTCAACACGATTGCGGCGATCATGGGTGACTACGCGGTGACGGCGGCAATGGAGACGTTCACGGCGGCTAAGTTCGATCGGCACTCGACCGAGCTAGCCATGTTGGCGGGGGCGCGCATGGTGACGGCCTCCGAAACCGAGGAGGGCAGGGCCTGGGCCGAGGCGAAGGTGAAGCAGATGACGGGCGGCGACCCGATCACAGCGCGATTCATGCACAAGGACAACTTCACGTTCCGCCCGCAGTTCAAGCTCACTATTGCGGGCAACCATGCACCGACGCTGCGCAACGTGGACGACGCCATGCGCCGCCGCTTCAACATCGTGCCGTTCACCGTGAAGCCCGCAAAGCCTGATCGCCAGTTGGAGGAGAAGCTGCGCGCCGAGCACGGCAAGATTCTTGGCTGGGCAATCAAGGGGTGCCTGGACTGGCAGGAACATGGCCTTGTGCGTCCCGCTGCTGTCACCGAGGCAACCGGCGATTACTTCGAGAGCCAAGACCTGTTCGGGCAGTGGATCGCGGAGCGATGCACGGTGGACGCGGGCAAGTGGGAATTGCCGGCACGGCTCTATTCGAGCTGGAGCAGCTATGCACGCGAGGTGGGCGAAGAACCTGGCACCAGCAAATCCTTGTCTGAGAACCTGGCGAAGCGCGGCTTTCGTCGCGCCAAGACCAACGGGCTGCGCGTCTACCGGGGGCTTGAGGCCAAGGCAGAGGGGCTGGCCAATGACTAGGGCAGGGACAGGAGGGACACGTAGGGACGGCAGAAACATAAACTCCACACACACGCACGCGCGTATGCGCGCGTGTGATGGTTTTACCTCTGAGGTGTCCCTGCCCGTCCCTGGTGTCCCTGTCGCACTGCGCCAACTCGCACGCGAGCTATCCCGCCTGCGCCCAGACTGGCGCGATCCCGAACGCTACTTTGAGAACCGATCAGAGCTTGAGCACGCCTTGCGTCGTCTCGCTCGCCAACTGGAGCAATCACGATGACCACACCTATTCTTGAGCAACTGGAGGCGATGGGGCCTGATGCCCTGGATGGCGCGTTGCTCGCTCTCGATACCGTGTCGCGTCCGCTTACCGTCCGGGAGATTGAGGCGGCTATGCTGGGCAAGGGCGTGTCCCGCTCGCAGCGCAAGATCATCAGCAAGGCTATCGAGCGCCTGCATATCATCGCAGTGGTGGGGCCTGAGCATGGCTGACTATCCGTACAACACCGCCGCGTGGCAGCGACTGCGCTTGGCGCACCTTGCTATCGAGCCGATGTGCAGGGGATGCCGGAAGATGGGGAAGCTCGCCCCCGCCAACGTCGTGGATCATATCACGGCGATCAGCGAGGGCGGGCCTGCTTTTCCCGGCCATGATGGCTTAGCATCGTACTGCGCGCCTTGCCACAACCGGAAGACCGCACGCGGGGCAGAGGCTGGGGCAGCACGCACGAGCAAGCCTATGCGGGGGTGCGATGCTGACGGCAACCCGCTCGACCCTGCGCATCCGTGGTCTGGAAAATCGCTCAGGGCTGACCGCACTGGACCGCTGCTGGACCCGCAAAATCAGTTAGTTCATGAAAACCGCGTGAAAGGTGAACGATAATGGGCGCTAGAGGACCGGGCTCTGGCAAGCTCAAGGCGGTGGCCGCGCGTGCGCCTGCCGTTGTCAAACACCCGTGGGAAAAGGACGGGATGCCGGCCGCTGATCGCGTGCTGGCGTTCCTGGGCACGTTGCCGATCGTGTCGGGCCTGCGCGCTGGCGAGACCATGGAGGTGCTCGACTTTCAGGAGCGGTTCGTGCGCGGCGTCTATGCCGAGAACGAAGGCGAGCGCCTGGTGCGCTTGGCTGGGCTCTCAGTGGCTCGCGGCAACGGCAAGAGCGGCCTACTGGCTGGCTTGTCCCTCGCTCACCTCCTGGGACCGATGATCGAACCCTACGGCGAGTGCTACGCGGCTGCGCTCGATCGTGAACAGGCGAGCGTGCTCTACCGCATGACCTGCGCCTACATCTACGAGGTGCCCTGGATGGCAGCGCGGGTGAACATCCGCGACCAGACGAAGGAGATCACCGACCACGAAAGCGGCTCGCTCTGGCGGGCGCTCACGTCCGATGCGCGCAAGGCTCACGGCCTGGCACCGTCGTTCTGGGTGGCTGACGAGGTGGCGCAATGGCGGTCCCGTGAGCTGTGGGACAACCTGCGCACCGGCATGGCCAAGCGCAAGCACGCGCTGGGGGTGACGATCAGCACGCAGGCTGCGGACGACCTGCATTTCTGGTCCGAGATGCTGGACGCGGAACCTATGCCGAGCGTCTACACGCAGCTTCACGCGGCACCCGACGATTGCGCCCTGGACGACCGCGAAGCCTGGGCGGCGGCCAATCCGGCGATGGGCGCGTTCCTGAACGAGAGCGAGTTCGCGGACGCGGCGGCAATGGCCATGCGCTCGCCTTCCTTCGCACCGGCCTTCCGCCTGCTGAACCTCAATCAGCGGATCGCGGCCGAGGGCAGGTTCATCGAGCAAGCCGAGTGGGAGGCGAATGCCGAACCCTTCGACGCGACCGAGCTAGAGGGGCAGCGGTGCTATGGCGGGCTCGATCTATCCAGCACACGGGATCTTACCGCCCTGGCTCTCTACTTCCCGGACGCGGGCAAGGTGCTTGTCTGGCACTGGCTCCCCAAGGACACGATCGCGGTTCGGGTGGAGCGTGACCGTGTGCCATATGACCGCTGGGCCGCTGATGGCTGGGCCGAGGTGACGGTGGGCAATGCGCGCGACGACCTCGCCATCGCGCTCCAGCTCGCGGACATTCGCAGCCGGTACGACGTGCAGGGCATCGCCTTCGACCGCTGGCAGATCGCGCGCCTCAATAAGCTGTTGAGCGACGAAGGCATAGACCTGCCGATGAAGGAGTTCGTGCCTGGCTTCAAAAGCTACGCGGCGGCGGTGGATGCCTTCGAGCGCGCGGTGCTGGAGCGCAAGATGCAGCACAACGGCAACCCGCTAATGCGCTGGCAGGCTGGCAATGTGATCGTGGAGACCGACCCGGCCGGCAACCGCAAGCCGACGAAGAGCAAGAGCTTCGACCGTATCGACGGCATCGTGTCGGCAATCATGGCCTGCGGCCTCGCCGCTACTGACGAAGGGCCGGCCGTTTACAAGGGCGCGGGCCTGATGTGGGTTTAGTCAATGCCTTGAGAGAGGTAGAAATGATCCGAGACCCTCAACTCTCTTTCTTGCCAGACTTCGTGAAGAATCTCAGTACAGCGACAATAGCAGTGGCGATCAATGTGGTTATGATGATCGGAGCCTGATTATCTGGCGCCTGATCAGCAACTACATTCATAAACAAAAACCATGCAACGGCCGAGCCGATCAAACTAATTGGTAGGACTGCTTTATCATTTACCTGCCCGCGCAATAAGCGTGAGATAATAAATGACAGGATGTAGATAACGACTACCTCTATAAAGACCCACATTATCAGCACTTAAATCTCCGAGCTTTGCAAAATGCCTATTTATGTTGTGCGGTGGTATTCGGCTTGGACAATGCTTCTTGCAACAAAGACCTAATCGCCTGTGGGCGCGAAGGCGCTATTTCTTGTCGATCAATCCATGCGTCAAGCGCCGCGAGCTGATCGGGCTGGAGGCGGACGCCAACGAGCGTTCCAATCCCCGTTCGCGGGCGACCCCCATGGTTTTTGTTATCAGCCGTTGACGTTGCCATAAGGTTTTTGATAGCAGCGATGCGAGCCGAACGAAAGCGTCAACTTTCGCCCGGCTCTGACCACAAACGTTCTGGAGGAACGATCATGGCTACCACTTCCCTACGGGCGGAATCCGCCTGCGTCACCCCTGCAAGCATCTTCGATGAGCGTCTGACTGCCTACCGCATAGCGAAGGCAGAGATGGACTTGCATCAGGCGCGTCAAACAGATGGGTACGACGAAGAATACCAGCGCGCAGGCGATCACCTTGTGGATCAGCACACGGAGATCATGGACTGCCTGCTGATGACACCCTGCGTCGATCAGCGCGATCTATGGAATAAGATCGACGTGATCGTGCGCGAAGAGGTCCACGACAACTGGCGCATGGCGAGCGAGATCATGGCAATGCTTCGGTGCGATGCCGACCGCTTGCTCGACCGCTCTCGCCCTCTTCCTGCTCGGGCTCTCGCGGCAGTCACGTAAAAGGGTTGACGCGGGCGCGTCATGTGCTAATGCGGTCGCGTTAGGCAGGAGTGCGCCCGTGTTTCACTACGATTATGAGACCCCGAAATATCCGATCCGCGAGGCAGCGGCGGCGGCTGGTTTCCAGTTGAACACGCTTCGCTCGCTCTATCAGCGCGGGCACTTCCGCGTCGTCGGCGGCGTAGAGGCGCAGGCTCGTGGCCTAGGTCATACGCTGAACCTGCGGGACATCATGCACGTTGCCGTCGCTAAGAGGCTGATGGACGTGGGCGTTCATGCCAAGGATGCTTTCGAGGCGGCAACCCGGTTCGCTCACACCGGCACCGGCGGCTCGGGCTGGGCCGGCGAGCCGATGAAGGGGCCGTTCCGTGTTCCGGCCGGAATGTTCTCGGACGGTAAGGCCGAGCTTTTCACGGTGCTGATCTACTTTGCATCGAGCGGGCAAAACCGCGTCGTGCCGATGGACAAGCATGTGCTCGACTTCTCGACCCTGTTCATCAACCGCGAAACAGGACAGCGCGAGAACCCGCTGCTCATCTTCCTTAATGACGTCGAGCGCGCGGTATTCACCGCCCTGAACGTGCGTGCAGAGCGCATCGACGAATGACGAAATCGCCGCTCCCCACGGCGTCCTCCGCCGCGTCTGGCACTGAGGAAGGGGTGCACCCCATGGGGACGAATCGCCATCGCCGCGAGGCAGACGGCAATCACCGAGCGGGGGCCGCGTGCCCCCGCCAGTTTGAAGGACTGAGCAAATGAAGACTGCGGACCTGATGGAACAGCGGGCGGCCATTGTGGACCGCATGAACGCTGCTCATACCTCTGACGACAACACCGCTTTTGAGGCGGCAGAAACCGAGCTGCGTGCTCTGGACGGCAAGATCGAGCGGCAGAAGAAGATCGACGCTGCGGAGCGTTCCGAAACCGGGCGCGTCCTGGCTGGTGATCGCGGCGACTATCCCGAGCTGCGCAATCAGTCGCTGCGCGAGACAATCGCCTACCGCATCGACCCGCACGCCCTCCCGGCTGAGACGCGCGCCAAGGTGGAACGCGAACAGGCAATGCTTGCCGAGCGTGCCGGAACCAAACCCAACGGCATGTTCATCGGCACCGAGCTTTTCGAGAAGCGTGTGCAGACGACCGGCAATTCCGGTGCGATCCTGCCGACCGACTTCCGCCCCGATCAGTTCGTGTCGGCTCTCACGGCAACGGCGGCGCTTACCTCGCTGGGTGCAACCACGCTTTCGGGCCTCACGGGCAACGTGGAAATCCCGCGTGAAACCGGCTCCCCGAATGTGGGCTGGGTGGCCGAGAACACCGCGCTCCCGACCGGCAACGCCACGTTCGATTCGCTCACCCTTTCCCCGCACCACGTTGGCGTTATCAGCGAGATCAGCCGCAACATGGTGATGCAGGCCAGCCCTTCTATCGAACAGCTCCTCCGCCAGATGATGGCCCGCGATATCGCGCTGGAGATCGACCGCGCTGGCCTGGCGGGCACTGGAACCGGAGCGGAGCCTCGCGGTATCCTGAACGACCCCGACGTGCCGGTTGTGCCGTTCGATACGGACCTGTTCACCACAACCGCCGAAATGATTACGACCGCCGATCTGGCGAACGTGACGGGCGGACGCGGCTTCCTCTCGACGAATGGCGTCAAGGGCATGGCCCTCAAGCTGCGCGACGCCAACGAGCGGGCAATCCCGCTGTCGGAAACCTTCCACGGCGAGACGGCCCTGTTCACCAATCAGGCCCCGGCAGACCTGGGCACCGGCACCGACGAGCACGCGCTTGTCTACGGCAACTGGTCGGACTTCCTGATCGGCATCTGGTCGCAGCTCGACATTCTCGTGAACCCCTATGCGGAAACCGCCTACTCCAAGGGCAACATCCTGATCCGCGCCATGGCGACGGTGGACTTCGGCGTGCGCCGTCCTGCCTCGTTCGCCAAGGCTTCCGGCGTGACGGTGGCCTGATGGGCACGGCGGCACCCCTTGAGCGGCGGGCCTTTTCGGAGGTCCGCACCGCTGGGCGGCGGCTTGAGGGCTATGCCGCCACGTTCGCGGGCACGGCTGATCTGGGAGGCTTTCAGGAGCGCATTGCGCCTGGGGCCTTCCGCCCGGCCCTTGCTGGCGATGTTCTGGCTCTGCTCGACCACGACGCGGGCAAGGTGCTTGGGCGTACCCGTTCGGGCACCCTGCGGCTCTCTGAGGACACGAGAGGGCTGGCGTTCTCGCTCGACCTTCCCGACACGCAGGCGGGGCGCGACGTGCTCCTGCTTGCCGAGCGTGGCGACCTTGGCGGCATGAGCTTTGGCTTCACGGTGCCCAAGGGCGGCGATAGCTGGGACGGCAACACCCGCACGCTGCGCTCTGTGGACCTGCGCGAGATCAGCGTAGTTTGCGCCTGGCCCGCTTACGAGGGCACCGAGATAGCGCTGCGCAACCGTACCGATAGCGGTACAGTTGAACGCCGCGTTCGCGCTCTCAAGCTGGCGGAGGCGCGCGCATGGGCCTGATGGACCGTATGGCTTCCTTTATGGGTTACGAGCGCCGCGACGACGCATCGCCGCTCGATCCCTCCTGGCAGGCCCTTTCCTCGAATGTCGGCTATCCGAGCGTGATGAGCGCCCGCATGGCCGAGAACCTTTCTGCGGTGCTGGCGTGCGTGAACGCAATCAGCACGGCGCTCGCCTATGTCCCCGCGCTGGTGTACCGCCGCGAGGGCGACAACCGCGTTGAAAGCCCTTCGCATCCCGTCTCCCGGCTCGCGCGCGGCCAGCTCGCCATGCGCATGACCTGGCCCGATGTAATCGAGCACTGGATTGCCTCGGCTCTGCTGACGGGCAACGGGCTTGTCGAGATCGTGCGCAGCGGCAACGGGCAGGTGTCCAACCTGGTCTATGTGCCGTGGCAGCATGTGACGGTACAGGAGCTTTCGAGCGGTCGGCTGGCCTATGACGTAGGCGACGGCAAGGGCAGCGTGCGCCGGCTCCTGGAGGGCGAGGTGCTGCACCTTCGGGACCGTACCGACGATGGCTTACTGGGCCGCTCTCGGCTCGCTCGCTCTGCCGATACGGTGCAGGGCGTGGACCTCGCGAATCGCCATGCCCGCGAGTTCCTGCGCAACGGCGCTTCCCCGTCTGGGCTGATCGAAGTTCCCGGTACGATGACGGCGGAGCAGCGCACTGGCCTGCGCGACCAGTTCAACGAGCACCACGGCGGCGCGGGCAACGCTGGCAAGACGCTGGTGCTCGACGGCGGCATGACCTTCAAGGCGGCTCAAATCTCCCCCGAGGATGCGGAGCTTCTGGCAACGCGCCAGTTCGGCGTTGTGGAAATCTGCCGCCTCTTTGGCGTGCCCCCGCCGATCATTCAGGATTACACGAACAACACGTTCACAAACGCGGCGCAGGCGGGCTTGTGGTTCGCGACCTTCTGCCTTTCGCCCTGGGCACGCAAGATCGAGGCCGAGTTCTCGCGCTCGCTGTTCCCTTCCGGTGGCCCTTACGAGCTTGAGCTGGATCTGTCGGGCTTCCTTCGCGGCGACCCGGCGACCCGCTGGAACGCGCACAAGATCGCGATCGAAACGGGCGTGCTCGACCCCGAAGAGGTGCGGCAGGTGGAAGGCTGGAATCCGCGTCAGGGAAGAAAAGTAGACGCCACCCCGGCAGGTGAGGGAGAACAGGCCAATGGCTGACATAGTGACCCTCGACGAAGCGAAAGCGTGGCTGCGCGTGCTGCATGACCACGAGGACGCATTGATCCTTTTGCTGGTTGCGGCGGCTTCTGAGGCTGTCCTGGAGACGGCTGACGGCTGGGACGGCACGGGCGAAGTTCCCGACCGCCTCAAGCTGGCCTGTCTGGCACGCTTGGCCGTGGCCTATGACGACCGCGTGAACGTCAGCGCGGGCACGGGTGAGGACCGCCTAGTGCAGCCTTTCCGGGTGCTGGCTATCTGATGGCACGCCTCCGCACCGCACAGGAGGTTGCCGAGGAAATCGGCATCACCGCCTCAACGGTGCGGTGGATGCGCACACAGGGCCTGCCTGCGGTCAAGCTGGGCAAAGCATATCTGTTCGAGATGGACGATGTGCACGCCTTCATCGACTCACGAAAGGAATCATCATGCCCCGCCCCAACCGAGGTGCCTCGCTTGAGTTCATTGCAGAACGAGGCAAGTTCTACGTCGTCTGGTTCGAGGCAGGCCGGAAGCGCAAGCGCAGCACAGGCACGTCAGACAGCCGAGAGGCTGAAGCGTACCTCTCGCAGTTCATCGCAGAGCGTCACCGCGCCGCGCGACCAGCCGGGCCACGTGATCCGGGGCAATTTCTGATTGCCGAGGCTTTGGACTACTACGGCACCGAGCACGCGCCGATGACCGCCGCTCCCGAACGCATCGCCTACGCCATGATCCCCTTGCTCGACTTCTGGGGGGAGCGTGCGGTGGGCGACGTTACCAAAGAGACGTGCCGAGCTTACAATCGCTGGCGCAATCGGTCGGCAGGGACTGTCCGCAAGGAGCTTTCCATCCTGCGCGCCGCGTTCAACTTCGCGGTCGAAAATGGAAGGCTCACCCGTGCGCCGTTTGTGGAGCTGCCGGAAGCGCCCGAGGGCAAAGACCGCTGGCTGACTAAGACCGAGGCAGCCCGCTTCCTGGAAGCCGCTCGCACGGGGCGCAGCGACGTTCGGCTCTACCTTCCGTTGTTCATCATGATCGCGCTCTACACTGGCGCTCGCAAGGGGGCGATCCTGTCGCTTCGCTGGCACCAGGTGGACCTTGAGGCGCGCCGCATCGACTTCAACGCAGTTGGAGAGCGCAGGACAGCCAAGCGCAAGGTTCGGGGGCAGCCGATCCCGGACCGCCTCTACACGGCATTGCGCCTGGCGAGGAGGCGCGGCAGCGACCTGGGCTTTGTCGTCCACGATAAGGGGCGGCGCATCAAGGACATTGGCGATAGCAGTTCGGGCAGCTTTGGTTCTGCCTGCTCCCGCGCTGGTCTGGAGGAAGTGTCCCCGCACACCCTGCGCCACACCTGCGGGACGTGGATGGCTCAGAGGGGCGTTGCCATGCACGAAATCGCTGGCTGGCTGGGCCACACTACGGCCCGCACGACCGAGCTTTATGCCCATCATCATCCCGACTTCATGGAGAACGCCCGCCGCGCTGCGGACAGGCGATAA